GCAATGGAAGGACTCGAAGGCAATCTCATCATCAAGTATTACCCTACGAGAACTGCCTCGATAACTACTATAACATCACACATAGAGAAATGTATATCTCAGTGAAAAAAGCCAGACATGATTGTTCTTGATTATGCCGACCTTATCCGTCCATCAAAGGCCGGTGATAAGAGATTAGAATTGAATGACATCTACGAAGACCTACGAGGACTTGCCGGTGAGTATGATATTCCAATTTGGACTGCATCACAAGCCAATCGTTCTGCCACAGAAGAAGATGTGATTGAAGGTAATAAGGTTTCAGAATCTTACAATAAAGTTATGGTGTGTGACTTCATTATGTCTCTTTCCCGTAAGTTGAATGATAAGATTGGTGGAACAGGAAGATGGCACATTATCAAGAACCGATTCGGCCCTGATGGTATGACATTCCCAAGTAAGATAAATACAATGACGGGACATATTGAAATCTTTGAACCTAACTCTGACATCGGTAAATCTGTTTCACAATCTATGACCGGTGAAGGTATGGTAAAGAAAGCTCTTTCACAAAAGTTCAAGGAATTAGAAGGTTTCTAATGTTGGTCTATATTTATATCATATAAACCAAATTATTTTTTTTTTGGAGTCGAAGATGAAAGACCTAATACAAGAAGGCAGAAAGATACAAGAAGCATTCAAGAAGAATGTTGGTGAGAACATTAATGAAGCCACACCACCTGGTAACTTTGATAAAAAATATATTGTTGCATTATCAAAAGATGTAGAAAACATTATAATTTCCTATAAGGATAAAAGAAGATCAATTAAAGATTATAAAGGTAAAAAGGCGTTATTAAATTCTATGTTTAGTGAACAAGTTGCAAAAAAACTTGCGGAGAAACATCTGATTGGAAAAACTCCAAAACAATTCTTTTGGAATTTACTTGGTGGAGTTACTGATGATAACATACCTATCAAAAAAATTATAAGTGCAGATTTTTCGTATTCTCCTCCAGGCGCCATTCAAGATGAATTATACCTTAGTACAGAAGTAGAATATGAAGATGGTGAATCAGGTCCCCTTACCTTTACACCAGTAGATTTTGTTTTTTCTATCCGACTTCCAAAGCGATAATATTGGCGATTTGATTATGTATTTGAAATTTTAAAAAGGGAACTTCGGTTCCCTTTTTCATAAAAGGAAAAGTTATGTCATACCTAAATATACCAATCCCACCAATAGACGCAATGGTACGTGGGAATTTCTTACGAGACCAACGGGACTCACACGATAAGAAGTTTCCTTGTATCATTTTTGGAATGGCATCAATTCCAGCACAAGCCCCACTCTTTCACTTTGTTATGCAAGACGGTGGACTTTGGTGGAGGATGCCAATACACGCTTTCTCTTGGAAAGAAGACGCAATAGAACAACCACTTGATGAGTTAGTCTTATGGGACTCATTCTCGTATCACGTTTCTGCAACTCAATTCCCTTATCTCAAGAACAGGAATATGACATTCATTTCCCGTCGGAGAGAAAAATACAAGGGAAGATACTTGTTCACATTAGATTGGGGTGCATCAACAGATTCAGGTGATACAGACTATCTATTCTCCGAATACCCGTCTCAACATAAATGTGGACACGTTATCGCAATGGACAATGGAAACTTTGCGATACAACCAAACAATCGTCTTTTACTCCACGACCCTTCATTCACAACAAAAGAAGACGTGGTAATAAACAGAATGTATAATAACACTCTTTGGACTGCTGAACGAAATCCAAGATGGGTAACTCCTGAAACGGATAATATGCAGTATGATCACACGGATTTAGAAGCTGGTGAGTCAAACGAAAAAAGGTCAAAAGAGTATGATGAGAAACTAAATGAAAATACGGATAAGCCATCTAAACGGAAAGTATGATAACGAAACAGGTGCAGACCTCTGCGAAGTATTCGGAACACCCGAAGATGAAACCTACAAAGAACTTTTTGAAAAAGGATGGCTACCAACAAAAAACGGAGAATGGTATCAATCCCGTTCTTCTCGTGTAAAGATAGATGAGTTATCAGGAACTCGTCGGTATGAAGTTAGAAAGTTGAACGTATCAAACGAGGGTGATTGGGAAAATATATTTGGAGAGACAAAGCATTTATACCCAAACTTTCAGGAAGATTACATCAGAACTTGTCTTTCATTCAACCACGAGATTTATTACTTTGATGACTCTGTGTTTGCGGTTCTAAATTGGTTTGATGATATTCCATTTTTCTCAACCATAGTAGGTGGTAGAATGAAGAAAAATGGAGTAACGCCACTAACTTGTTATTACTTCATCCATAAATTACTTGGACATTCATACCCTTATTTGTATATTAGTGAATGGTATGAACAGTTCAATTTCAAGGCAAACTATCCTAACTTTGAATGGTGGGATGGGGAAAAATGGGTAAAAAAATAATTCAGAAAATCACCGATTTTTTCTTTCAAACTTCATACTTATCTCTATACGATTCAACTTTGGAATCAAAAATAAACGTTTTTAGAAAAAAAATAATCGGAGACAACTATGGATATTAGCAACCGAATCCTTTCGGATATTACGGTTTATATGAAGTATTCTCGTTTCATACCTGAACTCAATCGTCGGGAAACTTGGGAAGAGTTGGTGACACGAAACAAGGAAATGCACCAAAAGAAATACCCACAACTAAAAGACGAGATTGAAAATGTCTATAAGTTTGTCTATGATAAGAAGGTTCTTCCTTCAATGCGTTCACTTCAATTCGGCGGTAAGCCAATTGAAATTTCACCGAACCGTATCTACAACTGTGCGTATCTACCTATTGATGACTGGCGTGCTTTCGGTGAAGTTATGTTCCTTCTTCTCGGCGGAACTGGCGTAGGTTATTCTGTTCAGAAACATCACGTTGAAAAACTTCCTGAAATTCGTAAACCAAAGTCAGATCGTGAAAGACGATTCCTTGTGTCAGATTCTATTGAAGGATGGGCAGACGCAATCAAAGCCCTTGTAAAGTCATACTTCACAAGTGGTTCATCACTTCGTTTTGATTATTCAGACATTCGTCCAAAGGGTGCCCGTCTTATCACATCAGGTGGTAAAGCTCCTGGTGCAGAACCACTCCGTATCTGTGTTGAGAAGATTCGTTCTATCCTTGACCTCAAGAAAGATGGAGATAAGTTATCACCGATTGAAGTTCACGATATTGTTTGTCATATTGCAGATGCGGTTCTTGCCGGCGGTATTCGTCGTGCTGCACTCATCTCTCTTTTCTCTGCTGATGACGATGAGATGATTTCCTGTAAGTTCGGTGCTTGGTGGGAATTGAATCCTCAACGTGGACGTGCAAATAACTCGGCGGTATTACTTCGTAGTAAAGTAAGTGAAGAGTTCTTCAAGGAGTTGTGGAAGAAGATTGAACTTTCAAACGCAGGTGAACCAGGAATCTATCTTTCAAACGATAAGGATTGGGGAACAAACCCTTGTTGTGAAATTGCACTTCGTCCATTCCAATTCTGTAATCTCTGTGAAGTAAACGTTTCAGACGTGGTAGACCAACAAGATTTAGAAGACCGAGTAAGAGCTGCAACATTCATCGGAACACTTCAAGCTGGTTATACAGACTTCCATTACCTTCGTCCAATCTGGCAAAGAACAACTGAAAAGGATGCTCTTCTTGGAGTTGGTATGACAGGTATTGGTTCAGGTGTTGTTCAGAAGTTAGATGTAAAGGCCGCAACAAAAGTTGCAAAGGAAGAAAACGAAAGATTGGCTGGAATCCTCGGTATCAACAAAGCTGCCCGTATCACAACAATCAAGCCAGCTGGAACTTCATCACTAACACTTGGTTGTTCATCAGGTATTCACGCTTGGCACAATGACTATTACCTCCGCCGTGTTCGTGTTGGTAAGAACGAGGCAATCTATACTCACCTTGCAATCAACCACCCTGAATTGGTTGAAGACGAATACTTCCGTCCACACGATACCGCAGTTATCGGTGTCCCACAAAAGGCACCATCTAACGCCATTATGCGAACAGAATCACCACTCCAACTTCTTGAACGTGTAAAGTGGTTCAATCAAAATTGGATAAAGCCGGGTCACAAGAATGGAATGAATACACACAACATTTCGGCAACAGTATCTATCCGTGAACACGAATGGGACGCGGTGGGTAATTGGATGTGGGAAAATAAGGAACACTTCAATGGACTTTCAGTTCTTCCTTATGATGGTGGAACATACATTCAGGCTCCATTTGAAGACATCACAAAAGAAAAGTATGACCAACTAATGCAAACTTTGCACGATGTTGATTTATCAAAGGTTGTTGAATTTGATGACAACACCGACCTAACAGGTGAACTTGCCTGTGGTGCATCGGGTTGTGAAATCAAGTGATGACCTATTTATCTAACAGGGAACTAATCCCGAACATTATACAAACAGGAGAAACGTTATGACAAAGCAAGAACTCTACGAACAGATCACAAACCTGTTCAACGAATTCACCGTCGGACACAATTCAAAGTTCAAGAAGGGTGCAGGAGACGCTCGTAAGGCGTTGGGTGCAATCAAGAAATTGGTTACTGCCTACAACAAAGCATCTGTTGAAGAAGGTAAAGCTGCCAAGTAAAGCAAATGAAAGAGGAAGATTATTACATAAATGACCACGGCAAGAAGGTGTTTACAGAATCGTACCACCTTCGCCGTGGTTTTTGCTGCGGATCAGGATGTCTTCACTGTCCGTATCAGCCAAAACATACACGGGGAGTAAAAAATGTTGCGATTAGAGAACGAGGTGGATCCGAAGATAGTTCAACCGAAACATCTGAAGGGTAAGAAGATTATTTTTAGACGTGGAGATGAGGTACTCATTTCAGAAGTTATTGTTATAGCTGAACAGTGTTTCGTTCGATATTTTGGAATAACGATGGATATTACTCAAATGGATGGTTGGACAAAACTCCCGATTTATGAGAATAGATAAAAATATTTATGAAAAGCCAGTTGTGATTGTTTAGTTTGTGTTCAACCCACTTCTCAATCTCCCAAACAACTGGCTTTTCTCTTTATCGGATATTTATTAGTGAACACAAACTAATCTAACAACAATCGGGGGAATCTCTATGATTATCTACAAGACCACCAATTTGGTGAATGGAAAACAATATATTGGCAGAGACAGCCACAACAATCCAAACTATCTCGGTTCTGGTCCTTTACTCAAAAAGGCAATAAAAAAGTATGGAAAACAAAACTTCAAAAAAGAAATTATTGAAGAGTGTTCATCATTTGAACAAATGGTTCAACGGGAAGAATACTGGTTGAACTATTACGATGTTGGTAACAATCCCCTATTTTATAATATACAGAATTGTGGTACTGGTGTTATTCTTATAGGGAAACGAAATCATTTTTATGGTAAGAATCATTCGGAAGAAACAAAACAAAAACTTCGTGAAATCAACATTGGTAGAAAACACACGGATGAATCTAAATTGAAAATTAGTAATGCCACTCGTGGAGAAAAACATCCACTATACGGAAAAAAGATGTCAGACGAAACTAAACTGAAAATGAGATTATCTACTCTTGGTAAAAGGCACTCTGAAGAAACAAAACAAAAGATTCGCCAACTTCAGAGGGGAGAAAAAAGTTCTTGCTTCAAGGGATATATTGTCTGTACTAATGGCAATTATGTGGGACTTGTAAAAACTGCAAGGGAATGGTCAGAGTTACTTGGAATCAATACTAATATTATCTATACCCACTTGAACGGTAAAAAGTATAAAAAAGGAATCAAGGGTAATTTTTTCAAAAGAATGTAATACGTTTCATATTTATAGGTAATAAACGAATATGACAATATCATAGAGAAACAAATATGATAAAACTAAAATCCATACTGCAAGAAAAAGGTTCAGAATCTGTATTTCAAAATGTTGCATTTGGTCAAAAGACATCATACAATACCGATGCAGAATCTATTGCAAAACTTCAAGGTAAAATTGGTGGTGAAAAAGATACAAAGATAGAAGCTGAAATAGCCAAGATCTTGATAGATTGGTTTCAATCGGGAATAAATCCATCTGCCGCCAAACAGCTCTACAAACATTTCGAACTGTTCAAAGATGCAAAAGAAAAGTACCCTAAAATTTTCAAACCGGCAACAACGGACGGGACCCTTCTTTATCGTGGTTTGAGTATGATGCCATCTAGTTTGAAGGACTTTTTCAAAAAAGGAACTTTGAAAAAAGATTGGAAGAAAGAAAAGATCGGTACAAGAACATATATGGTTTCAACTAAACCTGTGGTATATGTACCAGAAAATGATATTCAAAGTTGGACACCCAATAAATCAGTAGCATTGAGCTTTGCCAAGAGTGCTTTACTAATGACCAAACAAGATGAAAATTTCTTATTCAATCCGAAATTTATAGCACTATTGGCTACAATGGATGAAAAAGAAATTCTACATTTTGGTAAAAAATACTCCAACCCGATAACGATTGCAGTTGAATTCGCTACATATACTGAATATGTAAAGTTCTATACTAAATAACAGATTG